GGCGACGCAGCACTGGCGAATGATCGAGTTCGGCAGCGAAAACACCCGCGCGCAGCCCTTTATGCGCCCGGCGATGGAATCGAAAGCGAACGCGGCGATCGAGAAGCTGGCGGCGGAACTGTCGGCCGCCATCGACCGCCTCGCCGTCTCTGGACCCGGAGCCGAGTAAATGTATCCGCCGATCTATGCCACCTGTGCCGCCGACACGGGGGTGCAGGCCGTGCTCACGGACACCTCTGGCCTGCTGCGGCTGTATCCCTTTGGTGAGGCACCGCAGCAGCACGAGCGACCTTACGCAGTCTGGCAGACGGTCTACGGCGAGCCCTACAACTCGCTGTCGTGCCCGCCGGACGTGGACCAGTTCGGGGTGCAGATTGATGTGTACGGCCCGACGGCGGACTCGGTCCGCACCGTAGCCGCCGCACTGCGTGCCGCAATAGAGCCGCACGCCTACATCGTTCGTTTCAACGGCGAGACGCGCGAATCTGCCACGCGCGCGTATCGCTATTCCTTCGATATCGAGTGGCAAGTCTATCGAGCATGATGAGAACGCTAGGAGACATTAAATGGCTAAGCTGACACAGGGCACACAGCTCTACTTCCTCGATCCAGAGACCGACACCGTAACGGTGGTCGGTTGCCCGACTTCGATCACGGGTCTCGACAGCACGCGCGACCAGATCGACGTCACCTGTCTGGATTCCTCGGAGGCCGAATCGCTGCCGGGAATGGCGCGACCGAGCACAGTTTCAGTCGGGATGCAGTGGGACCAGGACGATGCCTCGCACGTGCGGCTCTTCGAGTTGTTTCAGGACAGCTCACAACAGAATATCTGGTGGGCGATTGGCCTCTCGGACGGCAATGCGCCGCCGACCTCTGGCGACAGCACAGGCTTCGTACTGCCGACGACCCGCAGTTGGTTCGAGTTCGAGGGATACCTGGCCTCGTTCCCGATCGAATTTCCGCTCGGCGGCGTTCAGCAGGGCACCGTCACGATTCAGCGATCAGGACCGGCGACCTTCACGAAGAAGACCACCTGACCGCAGGAGGTCTCTCTCATGGATCTCAAAGACCTGATCGCGCGGGGTGCGCTCGTCTCGACTCCGCCCACGCCGCGCGAAATCACCTGGACTCCCAGGGACCCCTTCACTAAAGAACTGACCATCAATGAGGAGACCGGCGAGCCGTGGGGCGAATGCCGGCTCACCATTTACATTCGAGCGCCCTCCTGCGGCTGGCAGGATCGTATGCGAATGGCTGCCGCTCGCGCAGGCGAGGATCGGATCAGTTATGAGGCTGCGGTGATCTCGCACGCTATCGTATTCGGCAAAGATCAAGCCCAATGCTTTACCTACGATGAGGCTTACATTCTGGCGGAAGGGCTGCGGGCAGCGATGATGGCGGCCTTTAACGAAGTACACACACCACCGCCTCGACCGGCACCCGATGCCGACAAGCAGGAGGACTTCTCAAAAAATACGGAGCCGATGCCTGGTTCTGGCACGAACTCGTCAAATCCGGCATCGGCGGCCGAAGCATCGCAACCGCTCGCGAGTCACTGAGCGAGGCGGAGGCGTTCCAATGGGCACGCTACATCGAAGCGTTCGGGCCGCTCGATTTCGGGCCGCGGCTCTTTGCGCGCCTCGATGCCGGCTTTGCCACGCTCGCAGCGCTCATCATCAATCGCTCGGGCGGCATCAAGCCCACGGCGAAAGCGGTCGGCCAGCCGGCCGATCCGCGCGACTTCATGTGGCAACCGCCGCCGGAGCCGGAACCGACCCTCGAGGACATGTATGCACTCTTCGGCGGGGCCGCCGATAAAACGGTGAAGCATGGCAAGAAATCTCGGCACGCTAACGGGAAGACGAGTCGGCCGTAGCGGGATTGAACCGGAGCAAGTGCAGCAGATTCGCAGCCGGTTGGCTGCCGGGGAGATACAGCGATCGATCGCTGCCGCCTACGGGATCGATCCATCTGTGGTATCGGAAATCAAATGCGGTAAGACCTATCAATGGGTCGGTGATTCGCTATGAGCCGCAATTTGGGGTCGCTGACGATCGACCTAGTTTTAAAGCTCGGCGGCTTCGTCCAGGGCGCTGATCGCGCGGCGCGGGAGGCGCAACAGCTCGAACGGAAACTGAAGAGCAGCTTCACGAACATCGGCCGCGGGCTCGCCACACTGGCCGGGTCGATCGGAGCCGGGTTCGGCTTTGCGGAGATCATCCGGTCGACGGCCGAAGCGGAGCGCTCTTTTGCGCTCCTCGAAAACGCGGTACGCAACAACGCAGGCGCAGCCGGCCAGACGGCGGACCAGCTTGCGGAGACGGCGAAGGCACTGCAGCAAGTAACCACGTTCAGCGACGAAGCGATCCAAAGCGCACAGACGCTATTGCTCTCGTTCCGCTCGATTACGAGTGACACCTTCGACCAGGCCACCGAGGCGGCACTCGATCTCGCGACGGCACTCGGTAAGGATCTGCCATCTGCCGCGTTGCTGGTTGGCAAGGCGCTAGAAGATCCGATCAAAGGCATGAATCAGCTCGCGCGAGCGGGCGTGGTGTTCAGCGCTGAACAGAAAAACGTCATCGAGAGTCTGGTTAAGACGGGGCAAGCGGCCGAAGCACAGGCGATCCTACTCGATGAGTTGGCGGATCGTTTTGGAAATGCCGCAAAGGCAGCGCGGCAGAATTTCGCCGGCGCACTGGACGGCCTGCGTAACCAGTTCGGCGAACTGTTGGAAGCCAAAGGCGGACTTCCTGACGCGACGGCAAAAATCAACGAGATGACGGAGGCGCTGGCCGATCCGACGGTCGTCGATGCAATCGACGGCATTACCAGTGCGCTCCTGACGCTCGGCACGACGGGTGCTGCGGCGATCGTCGGGATCCTGGGGCCGATCGCAGAACTGGTACAGGAAGCGGGCGATCTGGGTGCCAAGATCGACAAGGCGCTATTTGATCGCCAATTCGGCGAGGAGCTGGAAAACCGTCTCTTTACGGTGCATGGGCAGCTCAAAGAGACCAGCAAAGAACTGGAACGCCTGCAGCGGATTAAGACTAACGAACCGCTCCTGTTCTGGTTCAATGCGCTCAACTTCGAGATGGCCGCCGCTGAGAAGCGGCTCGCTTCACTGCAGAATCAACTTGGCTCCGGCCCCACACAACGCTCCGCCGCCGGTGCGCGACTGGCAACGCAGCAGCTCCGCGCACCCCTCTCGGAAGCTGAGATTGATGAACTGGAGAAGGTCGGAGAAGCGGCCAAATCCTCAGCCCAAAAGATCGAAGAGGCGGTCAAAGCCCTCGAGCGGCTGCGTGATCGTGCGCGTGGGACGCAGTTTGAAATCTCCGACGAAGAATTCAGGGCACAAGTTGCGGCAATTAAGAAACAATTCGCCGATCCTATCCGTATCAAGGCCAAGCTCGATCTAGACCCCGCACCGTTCCTGACAGATGTCGCACTGACCGTCAGCAAAATCCAAGTCTCTGCAACGGAGGATCTCCTCCGTGGCATGGACGAAGCCACGCAGACCGCGCAGGAAGCGACGCTTGCGCAATGGGCGCAGTTCGAGGCGCAACTCGCAGAGCTGGTGGCGGCGGGCCGGATCACGGCAGAACAAGCGGCCGAACGGTCGATTGAGGTTCGTATCCGGCTCGACATCGACGGCTTCCGCAAGCAAGTCGATGAATTCAGCGACGAGGTAGAGCAGATACGCGAGGAGTTCGGCCGCCGCGAGCAGACCATCGATGTACGGGTCCAGACCGGCAATGTTTCGGAGATCGGCGGGCGGCGCGAACTGATCCGCGCACACCAGGAGGAAGCGGCCGAACTGCAGAAGGTAGTCGATCAGTACAAGGCGGTTGCGCAGGCAGCCCGCGAGGCCGGACGGCCGAATCTGGAACTGGAAAAAGAGATCCGCCAGATTGAGGCCGCCATTGAGGATCTGAAAACAACCACTGACGAGTTCGGCAAGATCCTGGCGGATGCCTTCGAGACGGGCGTCTCTGATGCACTCGCCGATGTGGCGAAAGGCGTCAAGTCCTTAGGCGACGCGGCCGAGGACTTCCTGCAGAGCATCACCGACAGCCTGCTCGAGTGGGCCTCGCAACAGGTCGCCTCGCAACTACGCGACATCATCTT